TTCATAGCCTGACATCCAGCCCTCCTTACGAGTCGATGGCGGGTAGAACGTAACCGGAAGCCGTGTCGGTTGCGCTTCCCAGGTTATCGAACTGGCGGACACCGTCAGCGTCAATGAGAATCTCAGAAGCGGTGTCGGCATGGCCGATGCGGTTGTGGGCAATGATGCCTGAGTTCGCTGTCGTGTCTGAATCAATCAGCAAATCCCCGGCGGTGTTCAGACGATAGATGTGGTTGTAGGTAATCTCGCAGTTGGTAACGTCTTTCCCGGTGGCCACCGATATGATGGCTTCAGCGTTCGCTACGCCCATGCTGATGTAATTGTTGTTGAATACCAATCCATCAAGGTCGCCTAGGACACTGATTACGCCATTGTTCCCCGTGTCTGGAGAAATCACCACATTGTTGGTGAACTCCAGGCGGTCAGCTTGATTATCAGTCGTGGTGGTGACAATCAGGTCAACGAAATTCATACTCGTGGCGGTATCTACGAACCGGCATTTGTTAACCACGAAACCGGCAGCACTGAGGTCGAACACCTCCACGATGTCGGCATAATTCAGACTGAAAATCAGGTTGTGAATCTGCACATCTGCGGCAGTCACGTTGATGTCAGTGGTGGTGGCGGTGTCCAGCGTTATCGTGGGCCGGGAGCCACCAACACCCATCCCGATGACCGTCACACCGGCAACGTCGAATGTGATTCCAGCGGCGGCTGAAAGAGTCTCAGCATGACCGGGTGCCACAAGGATAACGTCCCCGTTGTTGGCGGTGCATTTGCCAACTGCGCCGTCAATCGTGGCAGCAGGCTGCTTGGGATTGGTGGCCGCATTGTTGTCTGAAGCCGCATCAGCCCCGCTATCAACGTGGTAGACGTTGCCGGTGGTCAGCAAGGGGCTTCCGATGCCACCCAGTCCCTCAACCGGGACTCCACGGGATTTCACACCAGATGGAAAATTCGTAGGCATAACCAGTCCTCCTATCGCTATCGCTTAGGGAACCAGTGCGAGGCCTGGCCCGTGCCTCGCACCAGCGTTGCCCGTTAAATCAGATTGACCGTGATGGTGGGGCCGGTGCATTAACGCATGGGACACCCACCGTCAGGCTAGGAACCAGGGTTTTGGCCGTATATCCATCGCCAGTCAGTCCAGCCGATACCGTAGCGCATATAGCCACGGAATTTAGCCGTAAGACCGTCGAAGTCCTCTGCCTGAGCGAACTCAGGATTGATACGGTTCTGCCAAATCAGGTGCTGTTTCATCAGCACTGAGTCAATCAAGAACCAGGCATTCCCATCGGTCAGCCGGTTCCAAACTACCGGACGAAATCGCCCAGCGAACATATTGACATCATATTGTGCGCTGCCGGGTTCGTAGATTGCCCGTTCGGCCACGATTTGAGTCGCCGTCCGTTCGAGTTCTGGTGGCACGAGCAGCATATCGGGATTGATGCCCAGCAGCAGCCCTTGGTCATCGGTGAAATTCCGCATCGCCTGGCGAGTGGTATCTAGGTTGTCGATGTTCAACGCCAGGGTCGCTTCATTCGCCTGGGTGCTGTTCGTGTTGGCTGGGCTGTGTGGGTGGGCTGTGGACAGCAAAGCCACGCCGTCCGCACCGTTGGTTGACGCTCCCATCCTGTTCGTGCCGCCGTCGGTGAAGCCATTTATGAAGACGTTGGCAGCGTCGGTTTCACGGGTCGTTTGAAACGCATCAGCCATATTGCTGGCTCGTCGATTTATCTGGTTATACTGGTCATCGTCCACCAATCTGCGTTCGACCTGGATGCCCATCGCAAACTCGTAGTTGCGAATGTCGGTGCGGTATCCAGCATCAAAATCATGGTAGGGAACGGTGCCGTCAAACACCGGCACCTGGCCCAGTGCGCCCATCCCTTGATATTGTTCCTCAAATCTGGTCGAAGCCTGCACTCCGAAAAGCATCTCCAGCATTGGCTGTGGGCGAGACATCCCAATATCATAGATGCTTTTGAGTCCGGGCTTCAACAAGTCTGCAAAATTTCCAGCCGTTAAAGGCATTTATCCCTCCTATCTATTGAACCTTGCTCAGATAGTGGGTGGGAGCGGTAAATTGGACTCTCGTCTCACGGGCCGCTTCCCGCTTCCGCTCGACCACCACGAATTCGTTATTGGATGCAGACGCTAGCGTCTGCGCTCCAGTAGCACCAGATACGTCCAACAAAGCCCCGGCCAGCCGTGTGCTGGTGTCGTTCTTATCACCATAAACAGCATCGGGATTGACGATGGCCCGGACGATGGTGGTGCTGTCCGTTCCGCTGACCGTTCCCGGCTTGCCGTCTACCGCATCATTGGGATTGTCGGGGCCGGTGAATACCCCTACTGCGGAGGTGTCACCCGTTGCCAACAGGTCTACTTCGCCGGATTCCAGGTTGAGCATATCGCCACGGGTAAGGGTTTCGGAATCCTTCATCAAAAACGTGAGAATCAGCGGACGTCCTCCGCTGACGTTGTATCTCCACTTAAATCCATCTGCAGCCATTGTGATTTCTCCTTACGTGTCCTATCCACGATTCAGATTACTTACAGGCCACGGGCATACTGTTCTTCCGGTATGCCCATCAACCTGGCCGCCTCTCGTTGGTCTTCTGTCAGCCGCAAGGTCGGGGCTGGTTCCCCGGTTTGCGGGTTCAGGTTCGGCGCACGATTTGGTGCGCCTTTCAAATACGGTTTATCCTCTAGGAGCTGAGTTAGGGCATCCTCGACACCTGTAACGCCGTTGTCCTCGCTGTAACGCACATTCTGGCTGGCCCTTACTTTGACCTCAGAAGCAATCATCGCTGCGGATATTTGGTCGGCAGCGGAGGCGGCTTTGCGTTCAGCTTCAGCAGCCCTTGTTTCCAGTTTTTCTTGCTCACTGAGTTGGGCTTGCTCTAGTTCGTCTGCTTTAGCGGCCCGGTCTTTTAATTGACTGTAGTCAGCGAACTGATTACGGACTTCCCGTCTGGTTTGGGCCTGGATGCGGTTCATATCTTCCTGGCTGAATGTCCGCTCTGGGCGCAAACCTTCCGGCCCCGGCGCAATGGCCGGAGTCGCCTGGGCTGCCTCATCACCTATGGGTTCCGTATTCTCTGTTACCATACCTCTCCCCTATTTCTACCCGCATGGGTTGCGGTCATACCGTTAGGCTACACATTTGCAGACCCGGAATCAATACCCTCCCTGGCCCCAAAACTGTCGGAAAGCATAGTTTTTAGCCAGATTCGCCAAAATTGCTTAAAATTGAACTCTCCCAGGCTCAAAATAACATTGACATATAACAGAATGTTAGTTAAACTTACACATAGTAAGTTTAACTAAATCAATACAGGAGCAAACGAGATGACTATAGAGCAATTCGCAGCGCAGGTACAAGAATCCCAAGCTACTACCCTAAAAGCCCGCCATGACACAAGCGGCCACGCCGATGGCGGAGCGCAATTCATCGCCAACTTCAGCACCACCACAATCAAATCCGGGAAAAAATATAGCAAGGTTGATGTTGGAAGCAGTGGGCGATTCATGGTAGTCAACGAAACAGGCGAGATATTTGGAATCAAAGCCTACGGAGTTATTAATCGGGGCCACCGTTACGGGACGCTAGAGAATCCCGCCGACAGGGCTTTCCGCTGGTAAGCCCCACGGCCCCAGCGTCCACACGCAACCAAATCAAACGACAGGAGTAACGAGATGAAGACACAAGACGAAATCATCGGGGCCATCGAGAACATCATCCTCAGCAGCGACAAGGGCGAAATGGCAGCCTTCCAAGAGGTAGCCGAATTCTACGAGCTATACACCAGCGACAATGACGGCTTCATCAGCCTCAACAACGACATCGCTTTCGAGATGTCCCTGGTCATGGTCAGCGTGAAGGGAGCCAAGGCGGTGCAACGAGTTGGCGCAGCGATAGCGGAAATCGGCGGCCAGTACTAAACCCAAATCAAACGACAGGAGGAACAAAAAGGTGGCAAACCGGGTGGCAAAACTGGCCCAACCGGGTGGCTTATTTCATGCCTAGGGTGGCAAAAGTCCCAAACCTAGACTAAACAAATCAGCCCCGGCCAATCGCCGGGGCTTTTCTTTTACCCTTTACGGGCCGCTGTAATCCCTGGTGTACGGTGGGGCATCCTGGGCGGCGTCGGCTGGGTCGAGTGATTCATCGTCCCCGGCGTGGTTTTGCTCCAACCCACAATTCATGCAGATGCGTAAAACCACGCCAGCCGAAATGTAGTTTGTACGTTCGGCTGGCCAGAGTGGGGCCAACTCCAGCGATGACGACTCGCACCTATAACACCTCATGCCTACAGCCCCAATGCCTTGACCGATTTGACCGTGGAGCTTTTACCCCAGACGGTGCTGGTGGAGGTGGTTACCAGGTCGCTCAATCCTACCCTGCCCTGCTGGAAGGCCGCAAAGGTCTTGGCTCCCATCATGTCCTTCTGGGTGGCCTTGCTCTGGTCGTTGAACCAGTCCTGGCCGCTAGGTGGTCTGGGTTCTTCGGGGATGTCCAGCCCCAGGTCTTGATAGGTCAACGTCTCCGGCACCATAGCGCAGCGGCAATTCGGGTGGGAATCCAACGGCTCGTTCGTTTCGTATAGCGTACCGTCCAGGGCGATGCAGGCCATACAGGTGGTGTCGTCCTTCGTCGCCAACCGGCGATAGCCTTTGACCACATCGTTGTTCGCTGCGTAGTTCAACCGGGTGGCTTCCCGGTGCGCTCTGTTGACCTCAGTCCGGCTGATGGTCAATGCCCTGGTTAACGGCATCCCTGCAGCGAGTCTGACTGTGTTCGCTATCTCTCGTGGGCCTTGACCTGTTGCGATGCCGGTGCGGATGCTTGCCTTCACATCGGTGGCGGCTTGCGGCCCCAGTTCAGCCAATAGATTCCCCACCGGCTTGCCATCTCCACTGATGCCGATAAAAGCCTCGAACGCCTCCGACGGCAACCGGTTCCAGCCCAACCCTACATTGGCCAGGTTGCTCAACGTGATGCCCGTAGGGAGGCCTGCATTGGCTACGAGCGGCGCACCTCGGACGGATAGACCCACAGCCGCTCGCTGCCCCGCCGTCACAGCCTCTCCAGCGACCCGGCTGAACTGGTTGACGTTCCTAACCAGTTGGGTTTCTAGTTCCTGCAGGCGTCTCATCTTATTGACTTCCCACACCTTCAGATTCCGCCGCTGGGCTACCCTAACCAAACTGGCTACCTCATCCTGCAGTTGGCCATAGACCGCCGCATACTCCTTGATGATACGTGCAGCGGTGGCCCTATCCAGCGCAGCAACCTGACGAGCCAGGGCTTCCACCGCCTTCTGTGCGTCAGATGGCGGCATCAATCAACCTTCAGTTCCTTGTAGCCCCGCCAAGGTGTAGTGATATGCGGGAAATCCTTGGTATATAGACCCATAGCATCGGTCAAATCCTGCAATACGGAGGACATTTCAGGATAGGAATCATCGACCTTGTCGATTGGCCCTCGCAATTGGCACCAGGAATCAATCACCCTTTTGGCCTGCATCAGCACCATCCGTTCCCGCTGGGTAACCGTCGTCTTCGCCTTCGCACTCTTCGCAGCCATCTACCGGCACCTCGTTGTATATCACAATCATCGGAGCAAGGATGGACGGTTCCTCGTAAAATGCCTTCCACCACTCTCCGCACTTCCGGCACACGTTGCCCAGATGGATGATTTCGGCCTGTTGTTGCTGCTGGTCTGGCACCGCCATCTATACCTCCCCCGCTTGGAAATTACGTAGTATCTCGGCCCCTATGTTGGTTTCGGCCACACGCTCGGCGGTGGCATCCTCCTCCATCGTGTCTATCTGCGCTTGATTGTATCCCAGTTCACGCCATATCTGGTGCTTGCTGATGCCCAACTCCAGCTTGGTGCGGAGGGATTCCAGGTGGCTGAGTTCGTTGCGGGTCTCCGGGTCGTCCCAGGTGGTACTGATGGAGCCTTCATCTATCTCTGGTTGGGCTGGGCCGAAGGCCGCCTGGATTCGCATCGCCATCATGACGCAATCCTCCCAGGAGTTGCCGTAGTTCACCATGCGTTGCTTGGCCTTATTCACCAAGCCAGATTCCGCCGTCTTTAGGGCTTCGCCACTGGGCGCACCGCCCATGAGTTGGAACAGATGCTGGGGAGTGCGAGTTGTCCCGGCGATATGCTGGACTAGGGCTTCAATGGCCTTGAGAGGGCCATCTACGGATGCTGCGCTCCATTGGCCTACAGAACCCCCATCGTATTCGCTATGGAACTCTGTGACGCTCCCAGGCAATATATCCAGGCGGCTTGAGCCGTGGTTGACGTTTAAGGTGTAACGCTGCGGGAAGGCCAGCGTATCCAGAATCATCGTCAAATCAATCAGCGATTTATTCAGTAAATCTTGCATCGGAATGACGTTGATTATCTCGGACTGCCCAAAATCACCACCCATCGGGCGATTGCGGAAATGCACGAGAGGAACGCCCAAGGGGGAACCATCCCCGGCCAACCACGGCACCGGCCAGCCCTCGTCTTGCTCATCGCTGTACTGCCGCCACACGCCACCACGGGCCACGTATTTCTCGACCCGGTCTGGATAGTAGAGGTTCAGCCGGGTTTCCGGTTCCTCGCCGATGCGGGGCCGCTGAATCCATTTCTTGCTCGCCCAGTCTATTTGCCGATTCGCCTCATTATAGTGGGGAACTATCATCTCAGCCATCTGGTGCGTCCACCGGGGCCGCTGGTTCTCCTCATCCCAATCGCATAGGAGATAGCTATCGCCTAGCATAACGGTTTCGGTATGCACCACGTTCTGGACATAGTCCATGCGGTTACGGTTCCACATATCCCATGCCCACTGGCTCACAGCCTCGTTTTCTACCTGGAACCCGATGACGGTTAGCCGCTCGGATAGGCTGTCCACCACCACGGTCATGAAGTTATCCCGGAACTGGAGGCGTGGAGGCAAGAACTTCTTGAGACGGTCTGTCAGGGCGGTGTCGTGGTCGCCGCCGTAATACCGTCGAGCTAGTTCGTAATCTACCCGTCTGTCATCAGCCTGCTGCTGTATCCACCGCATCAAGGATTCGGCCACTGGGTCTAGGCCGTTCGTTGATAGAACCATTACGGTTCGACCTCCTCACCATGTTTGTTGAAAACCTTCCCGATGCTAGGCACCGCCAGGATACCCGTGTCGCTCAATACGGCCAGCATCCGCCGGAACCAGGCATCGTTGATGTCATGCTGCCAGTCGGCTAGGCCATCGTAATACCGCCTGCTCCAACTATCCGGTTCCATCGCTATCTCCTGTCTATGTCCCAGTATATCGGGTTGTCTGGGTCGAGTCCCAACGGGTTATTCGCTGGGCTAACCCTTCGTGGGCCAACTAGGTTATGCACGAGCGGCTCCGGGGAGTGGAGGCCACGAAGCCGCATAAATGCCCCTGAGAGGCCGTCTACCTGGTCATCATGGCCTCCCAGCGGGAAAGCCTCAACTTCGTCCAAGAACGGCCCTAACCACGCTCCTCGAAGCAGTCTGACGTTGCCAACTTCCGCTTGGCTACTGACTGGCCCCGCTCGCTCCACCTTGGAACCGGTGGCTCGCTGGCCCCGCACGGTGAAGTCCGGTAACACCCTGGTGACGTAGTTGTAAATGGTGTTCACGCCACTGGCTCCCGGCTCCTGCTCGATATATATCTGGGTGCCAGCACCGTCTATCGTGGCCGTCTGTTTGATGAGCGATTCCACCTCGCCGGGAGTGCCTCGCAGACGCTGCACATCGACCACGTAATAGAGGCCATCCGAACCATAATCCACCCGTACACCGGCTGTCCAGTCTGGGTCGTTCCCCGCTCTGAGCGGCGTAGCGGCCAAGTCCCAATAACGGACGCTCCTATTGCGTACCGCTGGCAATTCTTCGACCACCTGAAACCATTCCCGCCGAAATAGGTTGCCGGGTTGACGAGCCGACCAGTCACCCATGAGAAGCTGCTGCCGGGTTATCGGGTCAAGCTGGTTCAGCGACTCCAGGTAGGCGTCTTGGTCTAGGTGGGGATTATCCGGCAGGGTGGCCGGGATGAATATGCGGCCCTCTACCGTCCCTTGGGTATCTATAAACCGCTCACGAACCCACTCATGGCCAGGGCCGCCAGGGTTGCTGGCAGAGCGCATCCGCAATGGAACATCGACACTGGCGGGACGGCGTAACCGGCTGAATAGATAACGATACTGGGCTTCCGTGAATTGGGTCAGTTCATCAAACCCGACGAACTGGAATTCCGTGGACTGATAGCGGTATTCATCTCCCGGCCTTTCCAGGTAGCCGAACGTGAGGGTGGCCCCGCTGGGGAATTGCCAGGTCTTCAGCGAATCACGCCACCTGGCGGACGATGGCCCCAACCAAGACCTTGCTCTGTCCATTAACGCACCAGGCAGCGAAAGGTCGGTGTATGACCGTCTCAGGAGCAGCGCAGCGTATCCTGGTACGTCGGCGAACTGCAACGCCGCCATCAGCAAGGCGTCGCTCTTGCCTCCCCCAGCCGCTCCACCATACAGGGCTTCCTGGTTGTCCAATAACAAAAATGCAAGCTGCTTCGGGGTAGGCTTATGCGGTGTGTAACCCGTCCACGATAACTGGAGCGTATCCATTGGTTTCCACCCGGACGGCCCCAGAATCTCGTAGGACGGAGAGAGCTTCGGCAATGTCACCAATATCTAGCGTTAACACCTCGTGCTGGATAGGCGCACCATCTGCGCCGGTATGCTCGACTCTGGCAGGGGAATCTATGCCCATCAATTGTCGAATATCCCCGATAACCTGCAAACAAAGCCGGGTTGAAACAGCGTCCGCTTGCAGCATCAACGGCCAATGGACTTGCAACACCTTCGTCAGCCGTTCTAGTGTCAACGCACGGTACTCACTGGCCGATGGCTGCAACGTGCGCTGTAAAGCCGATTCCACGGCAGCAATGGCTCCGCTGTGGCTTTTATAGCCTACGCTATCGGCTATCTCCTGCCAGGTTCTCCCCGCCATCCGCAATTCCAGGGATTGACGCTGTTTATGGATGGCTTCTATGCGCCGTGGTGATAGTTTGCTTTCCGGCATTATTACTCCGTAATACACCGCTTACATACCGGGTTTTCACGCCACCGATTTTCTTTGTGCATCAGTTGCAAGGCTTGCATCTTGTCGGAACCCAGGGCTAATTTCTTCCCGCCCATCTTACAGCAAGGCAAAATATCACCTTCATAATCAACAACCAATTGCTTAGATGGGAAGGTGCAGCCCTCCGATTCCATATCCGGTTCCTTAATGGTCAACCCGCTATCCAAGTCAGGCAAATCGTTCATCTTCTGGAAGGCAAGCATATCGACTTTATCCTGCCAGAATTCTCGAAAAGCCTCCTCCTCATGGGCATTTAAGGCGTTTCGTAAAAAACTGACTCGAACAAGTGGATACGCCAGTCCCCGGCGGTTCCTTTCTTCCATAAAATCCAAGATATTCTTCACTACGAGGTCGAATTGGCCGGACAGTCTCTGCCTGTTATATGTCTGAGACGTTGCAGCGTCCACGGAGATAAAGACCTTCGTGATGCCACAGTCCAACATAGAATCCCGCCTTTTATCATTCAGCAGCGTTCCATTTGTGACCATGTACACATTCAGTATTCCGGCGGCCTTGGCATAGGCGATACACTCCTCCAGGTCTTTTCGCAGCATTGGCTCATTGATATAGTTCAGCTTCAGCCCTCTAACACCAAGCGCAACCGCCTCGTTTATCAATGCCTTGTATCGCTCTATCGGCATCAACGTATTCGGCCTTTTATCACCGTACCCATGCAGGCAGAAGGGGCAACTCATGTTG